GATTTTAACTAAATGTTTCTACTACTGCTCCGCCTGAAACTGTGAAAGTGAAATCAACAGTTTGTGCATCAATTCCTGCTCCACCCGCTGTTGGAAATTCAGGTTTTACTGGGAACACAAATTGCGCTCCAGTTGCAGCTGTAAGTGTGATTGAAATGTCTGTGTCTGGTGCAGATTCAGCAGCAGCCCATAGAGCCTCACAAACTGAATTTACCTTGCCCCAATCGGCTAACATTGATAAAGCAAATGTTCCGCTGATGTTCGTGGTCTTGTAAGCTGTGCCATCAAGTGTTTGATATTCCTGACGCTCATTGACTTTTGTTAATACTGCACTAGTCGCCTGTGCTTCGATGTCTGTTCCACCTGTGAAAGACAGCGAAATATCACGACCGGTAATTACTACGGTTGCCATTATTTCTCCTTAGATTGTGCGTGTGTAATAGGTAGAAACTCGAACATCTGCAATAAGCAGAGTGCTTGCTCCGACTTGCTGAACTGTTGGTCTTTCGACCGAACTGACAATGTATCCCGAAGGAATAACTGCCAGAACACTAACGATCAATTGCTCGATATTGTCGAGCGATGCAGGGTTGCTATTATAAGCAACTGCAACTGAGATTGTGAAATTTACTTTTGCTCTTATGTTTGATTTGTTAATTGTTTCAAATTCTAAATAAGGACTGTCAGGAACAACAACCACAGCAGGAGGAATGACTGTTTCTGGCACAAACCCATAAACATTTCCTGCAACGCTTGAAAGCGCAGTTGCTAAAGGTGTGCGAACTTGCTCAAGAATAGTTTGGTTAGGCATTTATTGACACATGCTTTCAGGATCAATATAAGATCCCAACAAACCAACGCACTTATTAAAAAGTGATCGACCCATTCGAAAAGGTGTTGCTGTAAAATCTACTCCTTCGATTTGTCCTCCGCCTGCAAGTCTTGCTTGGAAAACTTCGACTGAAACTGTATAGACGGCTGACTGAACAGCTGCATTTCCAACATAAGTTGATCCGCCAGAAAGGGCAGCAACTCCGGATGGGATGACATTAACTTCGAGTAGATCGGCATTAGTGATTGATTGCGAAAAGGTATATTGTCCAAGATTATCTGCCAGCACAGCTCTTGTTCCGTTGTAAGGGCTTCCGCATCCTGTGATGACAACTGATTGTCCTTCGGTAAATTCATGAATTCCTAGTGTGGTAAATGTAGCAACATTGGCTGACAATTCAGTTGCTTGAATTGGACTTTTGAATGTTGTAAGCATTGGCAAAATAACTGTTTCTGCTGTGTCAATAATTTGGTTTAGATAAGTGTCGTCATATAAGGCAGATGACACACCAAGCACAGATCGCAACTGTGAGGCTGTAATTATGGTTGGCATGTCATCTCCTTAGGTTCTCCCTAGAGCAACTGCCTGAGATCGGGAGCAACCTCAGGCATGAATTTACTTACTTATTAGGTAAGGTTAAAGCGACGAACTCCACCGGCAACAAGTGTCTTAACAGCTAAGTAGCCGTAAAGCATTGTTTCGATTTCGCCAGTTGAAACAACATTTGTTGAAAGTTGTAGAACTGGGCTTTCCATGATTGCAACAGATGATGGAACAACAATGAATGCGCTCTCATCAATTGAAGTTGATACTGCTTTGTTTGAAACATATAGGTCAAGACCCATTACATTTCCACGAAGTGATAATGGTGAAACTGCGCCAGCAGCATTTTGTGGATTAACAGCTGAAAATACTGGACGCTTGCTTGAATCTTGCGCTCCAATTAACAGACCCCATTGTGAAGTTCCAGCAATGTAGCGTGTTGCTAACTCACCAGTTGCAAGATATGCAGCAGGTGTTTCAGTCTTTACGAATGCAACAATTCCATCAAGATCAGCAGATGTTGCAGTTCCTGCTGTTCCGCCAGAAGTTAGTTCTGCAATTACTGCAGCTTCAGTTGCTTGAGCATAAACTCGACGCATGTTCTCAAGCATCGCCTGATAAAAGCTAGGATCCGCCCTATCAAGAATTTCAACGCTGTAGCGTTGCAAACCCTTATAGGCTTTGACTGTGGCATCCACATAGGAGCTGACAATTCCGGTTTCGGATGGTGCAACACCCTCACCCTTTTCCTCAACGCTTCCTGAGGTTGTAATCTTTGGGAAACTTACAGTCATGCCTGCGTTTGGCAGTCTGCGTGTGCCGATTGCATCAATTGCACCTCGAGCACCGATTTGTGTATCAACTACCTGTGAAACATATTGAATTGGCTTGAATGCTGGGTTAGTTGAAAAACTGTCATCAGCTGCTGTAAGAATTTTTGCATCCTCAGCCTTTGCGTGTGCTACCCATTCAGCAGAATCACGATTTCCAAGTGATGCTTTGATTGAGTGCTCTAAGAATCGAGCCTGTGTGTTAATTGGTGAGCGTGGCTTTGTATAAGCAACTGGTTGTGTTGCTTGAATTGCCACAGGCTCAGACTTTGCTGCTTCTACCGCTTCGGTGGCGATAGGAGCTGTTTGTGTGTCAGACAATTTGTCCTCCTGTGTTTTTGTTTGCTCCTCAGCGGTTGCTTCGGAATTCTCTGGTGTTTCACTAGCTGCTATTTCCTCAACTCGTGCGCTATTGATGGCGGGTTCAGCAACAAGGCTGACTTCCATGAGCCTAGATGCTTTAACAGTCATTACTCCCTTGTTAGCATCAAAATCATCGACGACTACGCCAACGCTAAATCCATCTCGTAATCCTTCGGCTGCTTCAAGGATGCTGTCATCTCCAGCAATTGTTCCTGCAATCTTAAATGTTGCTTGGATGCCTTTATCGTCAGCTGTAATATCAATTAGTTTGCCAATGGGGCGGGTGCGATCATGCTCTAGTAATAATTTGACAGGCTTTGAAAAATCAATGCTGCCTTCCTTAAATACTGTTGCGCCAGCACTTGTCATACCTTTTTCATTCCATGACACGATCGTGCCAGAAATTGTTCGTTTCCGACTATCGGCTGCAGTTAGTGTTATTGGGAAATTGATCTGTAATTTTTTACTCATCGGATCAAGTCCTCCTCCTCTTGTATTTGCTCAACGCTCATTGCGCCAATGCGATTTAAGATTTCATAAACTTGCGCACGCTCTAATGCAGATCCACGCAAGAAATCGTCAATGTCAAATCTGACCTCAACACCATTTGGCACAAAATCAGCCATTGAAAGTCTTTGTTCAATTGCAGTTAATACTGGACGCAAAGAAAAATCAATCAATGCTTTTCTTTCGGCTGTCATGTTTGAATAAGTCATTGATGTAGTTTCTGCAGATACAAAACTTGCAGGAATTCCTACCGCCCTCGAGCATTCCAAAGCGAGGTATTGACGAGCTTCATTTAATTGTAATTTAGCCGGATCAAATCCTAAAGCCTGTAATTCAACATCAGCATTTAGGAATGCAGTTGATCTAGTTGCTCTGCTTGCTTTCCAACTTTCTAGCAATCTTGTAATTCGCTCTGGAGTAAGATTTGTGCCATTTGATTTAAGCACCATTGTTGGAACTGGCTCTTTGGCATACATCTCAGCTGCTTTTTCTAATTCTTGTGCTGCTCTTATTGTGCGACCGGCTCTATTCAATACACCTTCGTCAAGTCCGCTGAATACGACTAAACTGCCAGTTCCATGTAAAGGTAATTCCTCACCATCAATTTTGTAAAACAAAATTTCCGTTTGATTGTAATTTAATTGATATGTAATTCTATCTGGTGAAATTCTTGTCCATGCTCGAACTCTTGCGCCATCGCTGTCGGAATAACTATCTAAAACCTGACCATAAGCAAAACCATGAAATAATAGATCCTCAGCGATCCAAGCATAAGTTGCAGATCCAGGAATTCGTGCATCTGGTTGCATTAAAACTCTTGTTGGTCGAATATGCTCTTTTGTAAAATGATTATAAGTTTCAATTGGTAATGATCCAACTGTTGAACAAATTATGTTTCTTGCTCTAGCAACAGCAGGAACTGACATT